CGAGGCTCCGCACGATGCCAGGATGCGGTGGTATCTGGCCCGCGAATGCGACTACGCCGGCCTGCCCGAGGCGGCCGCCCAGTTCGCGGCCTACCTGAAGCTGTCCGGCGGGACGGCAACCGAGCGGGCCTACGCCCTGCGGGTGCTGGCCCGGCTTACTGGTGACGAGGCCCACCTGCACAAGGCGGCCAAAGAGGCCCCGTGGGAGCCTGACGCCTGGGAGGGCCTGGCCAAAATCCGAAATGCCCAGGAAGACTGGCGAGAGGCCTACGCCTTCGCCCGGGTGGCCGTCGAGGCGGCCGGCGAGCCGACACACGCCACCGATCCCAACTGCAAACTGCGGTGCCTGGATTTGGCGGCGGTGGCCGCCTGGAAACTTGGCCAGCAACCAGAGGCCCTGCGGATGGCCGAGCAGGCTGCGGCACAATGCCCAGACAACCCGCGGCTGGCTGAAAAGGCTGCCGGGATGCGTCGCCTGCTAGAGGTGCAAAAGTGAGCACTGGCCGAGAAATCGCCGACGCCTTGGCCGAATCGCTGAACCTATACACGTTCACCGAACTGGTGCCGGCGGTCTACCGCCAGAACTGGCCGACATTCGAGATTGAAGACATGGCCGACCCGGTGATCGCCGTGATGCCGGCCGGCTTTGAGACGTCGATGAGCGGCCGCGGCCCGTCAGGCGGGTCGATCACCTGGCAATACGACTACGAAATGGCAGTGTTCGTCGGCCGCCACACGCCGACCGACGCCCTGGCTGACGGGATGGTGGACCTGGCCGAAGAGGTGGTGGACGCAATTCGGCAGCATCAATGGGACGCCGCGGTGGCGTGGCCCACAAGCGTGACCAGCCCGATGCTGGCCACCATTGAGATCAACCCCGACGACGCCCTGCAAGACCGCAACGTGTGGCGGGCCGTTATCACCGCGACCTATCGGGTGTTCCGATGATCGCAAAGATGGCGGTTCGGTACGCGAATGAAGCGCGCAGGGTCAAGCAGGCCTACGACAAGGGCCTGAAAAAGTCGCTGGACCGGGCCGGCACAATCACCCGCCGCAACGCCCAGCGGCAGTTTTCCAGCCGCAAGAAAAAAACCCGCCCAGAGTTTCACCGGGTTGGCGTGCGGGATGGAACGCCGATGGTTTCCGCGTCGTTTCGCCCTTCAATTGCTGGCAAAATCACAAGCTGGAAAACTAGCAGAAATGCCAATGGTTTTTTGCGTTCTGCTATTAGATATGCCAAAGACATGAAGCGCGAGACAGTTGTAATTGGCCCAACTGACGCCGCGGTGCACGTCAATCAATTGCAAGAGTTTGGCGGGTCAGCAGGGCAAGAATTTCGGCTGATTTCTCAAACGCCACTGTCTGAATTCCAGGGCCGCCGGGTCGGATCACTTGGTGTTGGCGAGCGAGACGCCAGAGGCAGGTTTGGCGCTTTTGAGGCGTTGATTGGGGTTTGGGTCGACCGCCGCAGCAAGCGGCGAGGCCCGGCCGTTCGCCGCCGAAGCGTGAAGGTGCCCGCCGGCCGGTTCATGGGCAAGGGCCTGGAAAAAACCATCCCGGTCCTGCCGCAGCAGTTCAAGGGCTTGGTTCAAGGCCCCTAGCCAGACCCCCTGCGGTTCAGGCGGCCAGAAATCTACCTTGCAAATGCCCCCAGGAGCATTTCACAGATGGCAGTTACCCTCGGCAAGGACACGACGGTGACGGGCGTTTCAAACGTCCGCAGCGTGACCGTCGACGCTTCCGGCAATGAAATCGACATCACAAAACTTGGTGACACGGTTCGCAAATTCCGAACGTCTCACGTTGAGCTGACCTGCGAAGTCGAATGCGTTGACGATCCCGGCGTCAATGTCGGCGACACGTTCACACTGAGCGGCCCGCAAATCGGCGCAAGCAAAACGTTTGTCGTCACCAGCGTTGTCGAAAATCAGCCGCTTGACGACATCATCACCTTTACCGTTTCAGCGTCCAACACCGAATCCGCCTAGCGATTAGGAGCAGCAACCATGGCAGTTACCCTCGGCAAGGCCGGCACCGGCGCGCCATCGTTTGGCGACAACGTGATTTCGGCAACGCTAACCGAAGAAGCGCCAGCAATCGACATCACCAGCCGGTCGACCGATAGCAGCGGCAACCCGGCCTATCGCGAGTTCAAAACCGGGATCAAGGCCGAAAACTGGGAAATCGAATGCTATGACCCGACCGGACTAACGACCGAGCTGGAGGCGCAACTGGCAGACAGCACGTTCGGCGTGGTAAGCGTGTCCGAAAACATCACGATTGACGGCCCAAACACTTACACGGTCACGATCCGCAAGGGGTGAGTCGTGGCAGTTTTGCTGGGCAAGACCGCGACGGTGAGCTGTGGCGGCGTGTCGGCAGGTAGCCGCAGCGTGACGGTGGAAGAAACAGCCGACGAGTTGGAATTTCAGCCGTTTGGCGTTCGGGATAAGTACGTCTACACGACTGGATGGACGGTCAGCGTGCAGGCTGAGTTTATCGACGACGCGGCCACTGCGTTGATAAACCAGCTCCAAGCCGGTTCCGAGGCGACGGTGACGATCACGCCGGGCGGCTGGTCGTTTGTCGGCAACGTCACGTCCATTTCGCAGTCGGTTCCGTTGGATGGTGTGACCAGTTGGACGGTCACTATCAAAAAGACCTATCCAGGCTTGAGGTGATTGGTGCGAGAAATCAGAGACGACGAAGGCCGGCCGTGGCGGATCACGCTAAACGTCAGCGCGCTGATGCGGATTCGGGACAGCGTGACCTATGAGGCCGAGGTCGAAAACGAAGACGGCACGAAAACGAAACATACCGGGCCGCTAGACCTGGCTGACATCGGCAGCATCGACAAGACGCTGACGGTTCTGAAACTTCAATACACCAAGCTTGGCGAGATTCTTTGGGCGATCCTTGAACCGCAGGCGACCGAAAAAAACATCAGCCGCGACAGTTTTTTGGACGGCCTAAGAGGCGATGCCCTTGAAGAGGCAGCCAAGGCGATGGAGGCCGAGCTGATCGATTTTTTCCCCAAGCGCCACCGTCAAATGGTCCAGCTGATGGCCGAAAAGTACGACGAACTGACGGTGGCGATGGTGGAGCACGCCGAACAACAGATGGCGGCCGTAAACGTCGACGGCGCACTGTCTGGGATGCCATCTGGGAGGCAGCCGGAATCATCGGATGCCACCCAGGCCAATGGACGTTCCGCCAACTCTGCCAAGCGCGCGACGCGAGGCTTGAAGCGGACTGGTGGCACACTTCAAACATCCTCGCACTGACCTACAACCTGAACCGCGGAAAAAACAAGCCGGCAAAATCTCCCTACGACTTTCACCCGTTCGCCAAAAAGCCGCCGGCCCGGCAGGCGACCCAGGCGGACCTAGACAGACTGTTTGGCAAACAAAATGGCGGGCGCACAGGGAGTTAGAGCAGGCCGGGCGTTCGTCGAGATCGGTGCCGACCCGAGGCGATTGTTTGCCGCGATCAAAGGCCTACAGCGAGAGTTTCGCAAAATAGGCCAGGCGGCAACACAGTTGGGCGCACGAATCAGCGCCATCGGTGCGTCGTTCAGTGTGCCGATAGGTTTGGCCGTGCGTCAGTTTGCGTCGTTCGACGACGCGATTCGGGCCACGTCGGCAGTTTCCGGGGCAACGGGCAACGCCTTGGAAATGTTGTCTGACACTGCCCGAGAGCTTGGTCGCACAACAAGTTTCACGGCGGTGCAAGTTGCCAATTTGATGACAGAGCTTGGGCGGGCCGGATTCTCGCCACGGCAAATCAACGAAATGACTGGTGCCGTGCTGAATCTAGCGCGAGCCACCGGCACCGATGCGTCGATGGCGGCCGGAATCATGGCGGCCACGTTGAGGCAATTTGCCCTAGAGGCAGGCGATGCTGCCCGCGTGTCCAACGTTTTGACGAAGGCGGCAAATGCGACATTTAACACGGTCGAAGGCCTGGGCGAATCGCTGAAGTATGCCGGACCAGTCGCCAAAGATTTGGGAATGTCGCTTGAAGACACGGTGGCAGTGCTGGGCGTTCTTGGCAACGTCGGCATTCAGGGCAGCAACGCCGGCACGGCCCTGCGGCGGCTGTCTGTGATTGCGGCGGCCAGTGGCGACCAGCTGCAAGAACTTTTTGGCGTATCAAATACGGACGCTGCCGGGAATCTGCGGCCACTGGTTGACATACTCGACGACATCAACACCGCCACGGCAAATATGCCGGTGGCGGAGCGAACGGCGCGAATGTCAAAGGCGTTTGGTCTGCTGGGCATTACCAGCGCCAACGTCTTGTCAAACACCGCCGGCGGCGTTCGTGGTTTGGCCAAAGAACTGCAAAACGCCGACGGCGTAGCAGCTGCTACAGCCCAGCAAATGGACGCTGGGCTGGGCGGCGCGTTTCGCATCGCCCTGTCTGCAATCGAAGGCGTCGGGCTTGC